CTGATTCATTTCTTGCTCTTCTATCAATTTCTCTCTGTAAATCACTTTTTCCAGTTAATCTTCCTCCAAAAGAGGCTACTCTAGCTGCACCGAGAGCAGCGATACCTGATGCAGTTAATTCACTTTTTCCCCATTCGACTCCATTTACATCGGTTGCTTTTGGCATTGGTAGTATAATGGTTGCAAGTTGTGTGCTGCCTTTTACACTATCACCAGCGACATTAACTGTTGGTGCAACTAAAGGAGGAAAGAATTTTTGTTTATGTGGTGGTTTGCTCTGATTTATATCTGGTCGAGCATATCGATATCTTACAATTTTCATATGATCCTGAGATGGATCGATGTCAAATGGATATGCTAAAATTTTACTTTTGTATTTTCCAAAAGCAAAAGGGCCAATACCGAATTTTTTTCTTGTTTGTCTGTCATAATCACCTACAGCTCTTCCACTAGCATTAGAATATGCTATACTTCTTGCTTTATTATTATCAACAAATTGTTCATTATTTTCTTTTTTCTCTTCTCTTTCATGTTGTGATATGAGTACATCTGTATCAACATCAATTATTTCTTCATACCCATTTATATTTCCACCAAATTTATTTACATTGTACGCATTTAAAGCATCATCACCATCTTGCAAATTTTCAAATTCTTGACTCTGAGGATCAAGAGAGGCTCCATCTTTTTTTATGCCGATCAGTTTTTGATCTGCACCAAATTCAAAAGATACTTTTGAACCATCGTCTTGTGTATAGACTCTGCTTTTTGACATTAGTTTTTGTTGTAAATTCGATCTCTTGGAACTGGGATGCCCCTCATATCAACAAATCTCTCAGTTGGCACTTGTGCTACATCTGACCATTCACTATTTGGAATACGGTATGGTGTTCCTCTTACGCCTGTATAAAGATATTTATGTAGAGTTCTAGGAGGAACTGCGACTGCACCCTGAGCAGAGTTATTTAGTAAGCTTATTGCAAGTTCGTCTCTTTGAGTCAATCGAACATAGTGTAGATTGCATCCTAAGAAACCACCTGTTCGCATTTCAATCACATATGCGAGTGGATACATGTCATAATAAGGTTGTTTTGTTTGTGCTTGATAGGTAAAAAAATACAATTCGCCAGGTGCAAATCCAGCAGTATCTGCATAATCAGTTTCAAAATTAGTCGAAACAAGTTCTTCAAGCAAACGACGACGAAAAAATTCCTCATTGACTTGATTGCCTACTGTATCTAATATTCTTTGTAGAATACTCATCGAATTCCTAGTTCTTTTTCAGTCATAATTTTAAATTCTAATTTACGATCATCACAAAACTCTCTCGCTGCTTTCCATTTTGCTTGATTCTTAACGTAGGTCATTGATTCGTTGATTAATGTTTTTCTTGACTTTCCTTTCGTCACTTTTGGTTCTTTCGTTTCTCTCATCGGTTTCACTTCAATCACTGATCTGCGAATATTGTTGTCTTTATCTTTATATTTAATAAAAAAGTCTGGGAAATATCTACGAACTCGATTTGTTGTTGGATCTTTGTATGGTATCCAAAATTCCTCTGACGCCCACTCAAGTATATTTTCATTCAAATCGCAGTAATTCATGAATTTTCTCTCCCAAAGAGACCGATAAATAATGTTTTGAGAGTCTCCTTTATATTTTTTGGGATTTGAAGGTCGATATACCCCTTTATAGCTCATATATAGTAATAACAATCCAAATTTATTTATCGTGTCAGAAAATAATTTATTTCCACGAAGATCAGAGATAATCAAAGGTAGCATTAGAGATGTTAGAGATAGTGTTGCTCGGCCATCATTAGACACCTTTTATCAAGTTAATTTTTCATTTGGAAAATTTTCCACATGGTTGAAAGATTCTCCAGTAAAAGATTTAGCTGTTAAAAGATCGCAAGGTCGAAACTTTATGCAGAAGATGTCTATATTATGCACTCAAGCTGAGATTCCAGGCACAAGTTATGTGGAATCAACTGCGATTGGACATCATCAAGGAATTCAAGAAACATTTCCTAATCTTAGAAATTTTCCTCCGTTAAATCTTGTTTTTTATTGTGATGCTGATATGATAATTTTAGAAGTTTTAGAAACTTGGATGTCATATATTAATCCAATTCAAACAAACCAAAGAAGTTTAAATGCATATTCACGATTTAATTATCCAGAGGATTATAAGGAAATTATACACATTACAAAATTTGAGAGAGATACATTTAATGATAAAAAGTCAGAATTTAAATCTAATCTTACAAGTTATGAATTTGTAAATATTTGGCCAACTAATTTAACATCGATGAGAGTTGCCTATGGCGATTCAAATGTGTTAAGATGTAATGTACAGTTTGCCTATGATAGATTTTTCACAAGATTTGATTATCAGGATCCAAATCAGGCTGTTTTAAACACATCTGAGGGTATCATTAATTCAAATGATTCTTCTCCACCTCCTACACAAACTCCTCAAGGCGCCAATCGAGTTTTGACAGGTGTTGCAGATTTTTTCACATTTAATAGATTTGATTTTGATAGAAGAGGACGGTGATTATTTTAGGACTATATAAAATATCAAATAAATTATTATGCCATTACCAACAATTGAAACTCCAACGTATGAGTTAAAATTACCCTCGTCAAATAAAAAAATTAAGTATCGACCTTTTCTTGTGAAAGAAGAGAAAATTTTAATTATAGCTTTAGAATCTAAAAATCAATCTGAAATTACAAATGCTGTAACAGATGTTCTAAAGAAGTGTATTCTCACAAAAGGCATCGATGTTGATAGTCTTCCAACATTTGATATAGAATATGTTTTCTTGAACATTCGTGCTAAATCAATTGGTGAGGATATTAAAATGACAGTCACATGTCCTGATGATAATCAAACCCAAGTTCCTGTGACAATATATGTGGATGAGGTTAAAGTTCAAAAAAGAAAAGATCATAAAACTGATATTGTTTTAAGCGATACAATGACTCTTCGGATGAAATATCCATCATTAAATCAGTTTGTACAAACTAATTTTGATGTTGAGGATGATGCAAAAACTGTCGTTGATAAAACATTCAAAGTTGTTTCTGATTGCATGGACACAGTTTTTACAAATGAGGATGCTTGGGATGCAAAGGATTATTCTGCACAGGAGAGACTTGATTTTATACAACAATTAAATTCAAAACAATATAAGGAAGTTGAAAGATTTTTTGAGACAATGCCAAAATTATCTCATACAATTGAAGTTGAAAATCCAAATACGAAAAAGAAAGGAAGTGTAGTTTTGGAGGGCTTAGCCGATTTTTTCGGATAAGTATTGCACGAGAGAATCTTGAAACATATTATCGTGTCAATTTCTCTCTCATGCAATACCATAAATATAGCTTGACGGAGCTTGAAAACATGATGCCTTGGGAAAGAGATATTTACTTAGCTCTTCTTCAAGAACATGTTGAAAGTGAAAATCTAAAGAGACAACAAATAGAGGGCGTCCAAAGATATGGATGAGGAAGGATTAGAAACAACTGGTAAAAGAATAACCATTAATAATTTTTTTGACTCTATCGAGGATATTGATAGAGTATCTACTAATGCAATACAAAAGGTAACAGATCAACAAGCAACGATTGAAGGTCTAACTAAATCAATATCAGAAATAAAATTAGAGATCGCAGAAATTCAAGAGTTTATAAAATTTCAAAAAGATCAAGATGAGGATAGACGTTTAGAAGAGGAGGATGCAAGACAAAAACAAGAGATGACTGAAAGAGCCTTGGCGGTTCAAGGTGGTGAAAGTGGTGAAGGTGATCAATCTCCAGAGGATCAAGGAGTTTCGTTTGCTGAAAATGCAAAACAAAAAAATATTATAAATCCAGAAGATAAAAAAGGATTTTTTGGATCACTTCTTGGACTTTTTGGATCTTCATTGCTTCAACTCCCTGCAGCTGCGTTAGGTCTTAATAAGTTTAACAAGGGTGGAAAAGTAGAAGATAATGATAACATCACTTCTAATAATAATGAAGATAGTGTTTTAGCTGCATTAACGCCTGGAGAATTTGTCGTAACAAAAGATGCAGTCAAAAAAGTTGGTGTTGATACTTTGAAAGGAATCAATGCTGCTGCTGATGGTGCAAATGAACCTGAGAAAAAGAAGGGTGGATTTCTCGGTAATCTATTTGGTGGTAAGAAAGATAAAGATTATTTTAAAAGAACAACAGATATGTCTGGTGGAGGCATGGATGAGGAAACAATAACAAGAGAAACAATAACTGAGAATGGAAGTGTGCTCACCACTGAAGAAAGAATGAGAGAGAGGATAGTTTCGATTGGAGTTCCTGACTTAATTGAACATAAAACTCAACTTCTTGGTGAAATACACAAATTGAAGGGATTTGAAAAAGTTACAATAGATGATGTCATAAATCGAACAACAGGAATACCACAGGATAAATTAATTGATATTCTGAATAAAAGTGATGCAGCAAAAGCCACCGAGAAAAAACAGGAAGATGCGATAAATGAGGATTACAAGGCTCGAAACATAAAGCCAGGAAAAGGTTTTAGCATGAGTTATGATGATGAAGTTGCAAAATCCTTACAGGGAACTATGGGATATCGAATTGGTCAAATAAATCCAGCTCAACTCGTAATGTCAATTAGTGAATTAACCGAAAAATCAACTTTAACGACTAAAGAAACTTTTAAATCTGCTAAAGATCCAAAATTCATAAAAGCACATGCTAATGCAAAAGAAGTAAAAAGATTTAGTGAAGGTGGATTAGTTGGAGAGGATATCGAATCAGGGGCTAATCCTTTTGCAGGCATTCTCCCGCCTTTTGTTGATAAATTTAAAAATTTTGCAGAGGGTCTTGAAAAATCACCTCTAGGCGAATCTTTAAAAGATGAGAAAATACCCAAATCACTTGAATCAATCGCCACAGACATCGGAACAAAAATAGATCCAAAAGATATTAAAGATGTTGTCATACAAACAGTTGTGAAAAAATTATTTGGTGACATAGAACCTAGTGCATTCTCTCCTGTAAGTGACGAGGATATAAAAAGAGAAAATGAATTAGATTCTAATGGTAGAACATTTGAATTGAGTGGAGCATCAAAAGATTTAATAGGTGGTAACAAAGAATTTTTAGATGGAATACAAGGAATAGCTGATAAACATAATATAAAAGCCTCAGAATTACTAGGATTAATAGCATCAGAGTCTGGTTTTAAAACAGACGCTTTGAATGAATCCACTGGAGCTGGTGGATTGATACAATTCAAACCAGAGGTTGCAGAGGAGTTCGGAACAACTGTGGATGATATAAGAAAAATGAGTTTGTCTGAACAATTACCATTGATTGACAAATACTTATCAAAAAACTTACCAGAAAATGCGACTACATCCCAATTATATGGATCAGTTTTCATGCCTAGCTATGCTGATAAAGATCCAGATTTTCAATTGTTGGGATCAGGAGATAAATTTGATGATGGAGAGAAGATTACCTCTAGTATTAGAGCTAGATATGAAAGAAATTCTGGACTTGATTTAGATGGTGATGGATTTATAACAGTCGGAGAACTTGGATCAAGAATAGAAAATAAAATGAGTGACTTTGGTATTAAAGATATAACACCTCAGAAAGGTGGTGTGACTCCCATATTAGAAAATAAATTGGAAGACTTAACTAATAATATTTTATCAAGTCCATCAACCGATGTTGCTCAAAATATTGTTTCTCCTCAAGAAATAGCAGATCAAAATTCTCCAGCAATTGTTCAAGCAAATGCACCACAGGTTACAGATGTTGAAATAAAAGCAACTAAAACATTTATACCTTTCATGCAGTTGATACAAAATGAGCAGATGCAAATTAATATTGATGAATCAATGAAAGAACTTGCCAAAATCATAACCTAATGGAAACTAAATTTAAAATCGATAAATGCACTTTAGTTCCTAGAGATGGAACTGGACTAAAGGAAAATCTTGACATAGTTCGAGGAAATCCAATTATTGATTATTACGAAAGTGTAAAAAGTCCATCGATATCAATGACATTGACTTTTATTGATATTGACCAAGCGATAACCAGAGAGGGAGTTTATGGTGGCGAGTCAATTGACTTATCAATCACAGTTGAGGGATTTGATGATTTTAAAATTTCATCAAAACCAAGAAAACAAAATCTAGTATTAAATGCTGTAAGAGACATTACAACGACAACAAATAAACAAATTGCAACTCTAGAATTTGTTTCAATGGAGTCATTGATTAATGAAACGGCAAGAGTGAATAAAAAATTCACTGGAAACGTATCACAAACAGTTAAACTATTATTAGAAAACGATAAGAAAGGAATCAGAACTAAGAAAAAAATATCAATGGATAAATCTGCAAATTCATATTCATTCATCGGAAATTTAAAAAGGCCATTTGATACAATACAATGGTTATGCCCGAGATCACAGTCATCTAAGAAAAATTTTGGATTTTTATTTTTTGAAACTTTAGATGGATATAATTTTAAATCAATTGAAGAACTGTTAAAAAAAGATCCAGTTAGATATGAACAACCAGACAGGCCAATTGAAGGATCTTTTAAAATTTTAAAAAATAAATTGAATCAATCAAACGATATTGGTATGAATCTAAGAATGGGAATGTATGCAAATAAAACCATATATGTTGATATTGAAAATCAGGTGACAGATGTAGTTGATTTTAAAGTAACTGAATTGGATTTAAAAAAACCTGTTAAATTGATGGATAAATTAGAGGACTCCCCATCACGATTAATGTTGCGTGTAAATGACTTTGGAGTTGCACAAAAAGGATCAAAGAAGACGGATGTTCAAAAGTTAAGTGAGCTTGCCGTTTATCAAAATAAATCTTATATTAGAAATAACTTATTGTTTTCACAATCTCTGAACATATCAATTCCTTTTAATCCTGATTTGAGAGCTGGCGATATGATCGACATTAAATTACCAGTTAAAGAATCTAATAAACCAAAACAAGGTGGTGATTCTCGATCTTCAAGTGATGTTGCTCCAGTAGGAAGATATGGATCTGAAAAGGACAATGATCTTAGTGGAAAATACATGATCTCTGAATTAAGACATTTAATCGGTGGTCAAAAATCAGAAACACAACTCATGTTAATTCGTGATGTGTTTAGCGCTTAAATAGTAAAAAAAGTAACTAATCTTATGAAATCAATCGAAGACCATATGGAACACGATAAGAAAATTATCGATGACCCACAGGCAAATCCAGCAGCGAGAAGACACGCCAAGGAAGAGTTACATGAACTCGAAGAATATGCAGAACATCATAAGGAAGAGATTGAAGCAGGCGATCATCATGATCCAAATGCGTTAGAATTATTTTGTGATAATCATCCAGATGAACCTGAGTGTTTAATCTATGACGATTAACAAAGATGTATCCAACAACTAATTTTATAGGTAAAGATCCAATGCAATGGTGGATTGGTCAAGTGACTGATCCAGATAAAGGAGAGTGGGGTGATTTATTAGAGAAGAAACAAGCGGACGATGGAGAAGATATCTATGCATTTAGATGTCGTGTTCGTATTGTTGGATATCATGGTAGTGATAGTGACCTACCTGATAAAGATCTACCATTGGCACATGTCCTATTGCCACCAAACACTACGACCACTGGTGGTTGTGGTGCGACAATGCAATATCAAGGTGGTGAAGTTGTAGTTGGATTTTTCTTTGATGGTGTTGATGGACAACAACCAGTGATATTTGGAACTTTATTCAAACAACCATTTATTTCTGATAAGATAACATCTGCACAGTTTAATGCGTCAAATCAAACAGACTTTAAACCATACACGCCACCAAAAGTAAGACAGAGATCTGGCAAACAACGTCAGGCTCCCTCATCACCTTGGGGTGGTGGATTTTCGCCTGGCGAATTAGTTAAAACAATTGCACACAAACAAAAAGAAGCATCGACCAATATTACTTTTGATAATTTTACAGCCTGTGAAGATAATGAAATATCAAAAATAAGTAATACGATTAAAGACTTCACTCGTAAAATGCAAACTCTTCAACAATTGAATGAACAAAATTCATATGTTGATCCAATTTTCGGAGGTATTGTTGATGCTCAGACTGAGATAAAATTAACTACGAATCGAATTCATAATTCAATGACAAAATTGATTCGTCGTGGTCGTTCATGGGTAATACAGGAGACTTTAGATAAGTTATCGACAACTTTAAAAGATAAAACACCGAAACCATTACAAGCGCCTGCTGGACAGGCAACAAATGCTTTAATTGATACAGTCTTTTGTAATTTTGAAAAGATACAAGATCAATTGTTAGGTTATCTCGGAAAAAGTTTAGAAAATATGATTGGGGAGGTTTTAGATGTTCCTGTTTGTGGTGTTGAGAATTTTATGAGTGACATGTTTGGTCAAATGAATAATATTTTAGATACAAGTCTTGGAAGTATGTTTGAACAATTAAACAACATTCAAGGTGGTGGTATTGCTCTTCCGAGTGCAACATTCACAAAAGCAATTAAGTTTGCAAATATCATTACAAATGTTCTTGATTGTGATAGACAAAACTGCCCAGAGAATACAACATATTCAACTAAAAATGGTGTTTCAAAAGCAATTGCAGATGAATTTAAAACTATAACTGATAAAATGGGATTAAAGGCGATTGGAAATCCTCTTTTAGATAGTATTAATGATGCAATTCCAGCAGTTCCATCTCGACCAGATTGTCAAACTAACATTCTTAAGTGTGGCCCACCAAGAGTTGATTTTATAGGTGGTAGTGGTCAAGGTGCATCGGGAAGTGCAATTGTAAATGCTCTTGGAAATATTATTGGTGTAGCTATCAACGGAACAGGATTTGGATTTAGAGAACCACCTTTAGTGTCATTCTTTGATAGTTGTGATAAGGGATATGGAGCTGGAGGTTTTGCAAAAATGGGTAGAGTTTCTCCTGTTCGTTACACCGAATCAGATAGACAATCAGATTTATTGGCTTTGAGTCAATTAGCTAACACTGATGGAGTCAATGCAAATCAGATTCAAAAAATAATACCTGACGGAAAACAAGTTGGTGATATTGTGTTTGACAATGATAAAAACTCAGTCAAAATAACTAATGTTGGATTGAATGTTACTGGATCTAATCTACCAGTTTATATCGCAGATCCAAATGGAACTGAACTTGGTGTTGTAGGTGTTGTGATGACAGCGCCTGGCCAAGAATATCTACCAAATACAACTGAAGAGGATTTAGATGGAAACATAAAAGAAATTCTTCCAGATCCAAATGCAAACTATGATGGTGCAGTTTCTTATGTCACTACATTAGATGATGTTATTGTTGAAAATACTGGTTTTGGATATGATGATAATGATACTGCTTCAGTTGAAGGTGGATCTGTTGCCGTCGCTGGTGATACTCTGCCTGGCGATGCTACAAGTGAATCAATATCTAATCTTGGTCAAGCACAAGTTGAACTTCAAATTCAAGATGGTTTAGTTGTGGGTGCTAATGTAAAACAAGGTGGATTTGGATTTACTAGACTTCCAGAAGTTGTAATAAATAGTGACACTGGAGTTGGTGCTAAATTATCACCAGTTCTTAAATTCACTAAAATTGATGATGCATCTCAACTTGCTGACACAGATATTCCTTTCGACAGGAATCTTCCTCAAGATGTGGTTGTAACGGTAATTAGTTGTATTGAAAAGTAAATGTCAAATTCTAAAGCACCAAACGATAAACAAAACGTAGAAAGAGATGTTCATCTAAGATATTCTACTCAAAGCGGACAAAGTAGCATACATGGTGACACTCTATATGAAATTCAAACACAGGAGTCACAATCTTTTGCGTTTTATGCTGATAAGGGTGAAGGAAAGTCTGAGGGTGGTGGGCCTGGAACTGGAAAAGCAGTTCTATACACGCCAGGACAATCTTGTGAAGTTTTAGGTGAGGGATTAAAAGCTAGAGACGCTGGTGATATTCAACCTGTTTATGCTAAAACAATCAAATGTAAAAGAGGTGATTTATTAATTGATTGTGAAAATGGTGATGTTACAATTCAGGCAAGAAATATAAACCTTAATGCACAGGGCGGTGGTCAAGACGGACAGTTCATGGTTGAGGCTTGCAGACTTGCACAGATCAAGGCACCTGATATTCGTGTTCAAGGAGAAAAAATAATGATTAGTGCTAGTAATAGTGCTAACATAATAAGTAAAGGTTTTTTTCAACTCAAATATGGATTTGCACTCGCTGCTGCTGATGCTGACATGAGTTATGGTGTGATGTCAAGAGTATTAGAGAAAGCAACCACAATCTCACCACCCAAATTAGACTAATGCATATAGTAAAAACACAAACAGATAAACTTATTGTAGGAACAAATGATGTTTC